CTGCATCTGCATAAGCAACACCATATTTTGATGAAGATAGCTGCGTTTCAATATCTTTACGTCTTAACTCAGCTTCTTGGCGTCTCCTTTCCGAATGTATGGTATAAGGTAAACCAATTAGCAAATTCAATTTTCCACTTGATGTGTTGGTGTTCATTCGCTCTAAGTTATTAATTGTGCGAACCAATCTTTGCAGCGTGGAATTTGGTTCATTCATAATTGAATAGAACGGATTTGCAATAATGCCAACTGCCGATTTAGGCAATTTCACATCTTCGAAACGACCAGTTCTCTCGTTATACAAATGAACAAGAACCTCAGACGGATACCACATCAGAATCTTGCCAACTCGAAGTTCTAAAACGTCAAATTTTTCGCTTTCTGTAGTTGGGTCAAAATCTGTATCAGTAGGAACGACAGCAATAACGCCTTCATCAAACATGGATTCTACAAGATCTTGAATAAAAGCTCGACCGGTTTGGTCTATGTTCGCTTCTAAAGTCAGACAGTTATTTAATCCAGATTGCATTGTCTCGGAATACTGCCCTTCTTCATCTAATCTTGCATGCACAAATTCAATAGACGCGACGCTAACAGAAATTTTGTTATAGACTTTAGCTACGACTGTTCTTTCAGTTCCTCTAGAATATCTTAAAATATCAGGTCGATAGCTTGATCCATTAACTATTTCCCCATAGAATGCTGTTTGTCCCGTCGGATCTCGTCCGAGAAAAGCGTTCCATCCGGAACGAATACGTTGCATAAACGCTGCCATATGGTGATCTCCTTTTATTAAATTGAAAGACGTAAAGTATTATTATTTAGTGATACTGTTACTTTACTGTTCCAATCTTGTCGTTCTTCTGATGTGATGTGTATTTCTTTATTAGCAATATGCGATTTAATTTCATTCAAAGTATCTTCAAATAAAAAAGGCAGATCAACAATGTACGTTGATCCGTCTCCAACTTTAATTCCAGGCATTATGTCACCAGAATCTTTGTGAAAATAATCTGAATAAATATATAAACAGCCTTTAGCAGAAATGGCGTTTTCTTTTGTTTTCCATTCTTCTGTCGAGAAGTAATAAACACTCTTTTTAGATGTTGCAAATGGAAGATCAATTAAATGACTGTCGCCATCACCAATCTTAAAGGCTGGAATGAAAGTATTACCTTCTTTATCGTAATCGCTATAAATGTAAATAGTACCTTCACGCGGAACGATGTCCATACTATTCCAATGTTCTGTCGTTCCATAAAATACACAAGTAGAATCTATGATACGCGGAATGTACAACGATTCTTCAATATTTAGATTTGAATGTAAATCACTTGCTAGCTCTTGCGATGATTGCATTTTGCCAGTAATTGTTTCCTTATTTTCCAAAGAAACTGATTGAGGCATTAGTACACCTCCTCAGTTATTTTGAACGAAGAGGGTGTAATAAATGTATCTACAAATCCATCTTTTGTTGTTAACTCCACATCATATACGTATGTTCCAAAATTAAGATTTTTAGTGTCTTCTGGATCTATGCGTAAAGTCATAGAATCTATTGGAATCTGCTTAAGAATCAATACTTCATCGTCGGTGTATTTTTTCTTCAAAGCAAACCGAATTTTATCTCCATCTTGAGGAGTATATGGCTTACCATCTTTCGTTAACTTGATTGTTAAGAGTAATGTGTCTCCTCTTGTTAGAGAAATGGTAGTCCCACTAATTTGTGAGCTCATTATTTATCCTCCTTCAAGAATTAGAAATACATACATTATTCGTGCTTAAGTGCTTCTTCAACCTGCGGACGAATAATGGCTGGTACAGAAGCAATTGTTCTGCGTCCCATCCGAATTAGTATTACATATACTTTAACCATTGCAGAATAATCAGCCATTTGTTACCTCCGGAGTAGTTGTATCTGTAGTTGCTGCCGTTGCTTCAAATAGAGAGGCAATTGCATCGAGAGCAGACGCGACATCGTTTTTATTTGTCTGGATATCTTCTGACATTTTTGTTGCATTTGTCTTCAACGACTGCAGAGAGTCATTAATAGAGTCAATATCCTGAAGTTTAATTTTCTGCAAATATAACTTGAAGACCATTCCTTCTTCAGCAGATTCAGCTCTTACTGTTGGCTTATCTTCATAACCGTGGTATTCTCCAACGGCAACACTTTCGTCATTGTAGAGGTAAATATCACCGCTGTAAGCCTTCAGATCTGAAGATAAATCATCAAATTTTACAGATGAAGAGGGTAATGTAATAAACAATCCCTGAACAGAATCTGTCATAACGGAACCGATTAAATCGAATAACTTACCGCTATTACCAAATTTAATTTTCATCGTTCGCTCCTTATTCAAAAGAATCTTTATTTAGCTTATATGCTATATACGCATCCATAGAAGCTGCTACAGCATCAATTTTTGCTTCATAGCTTTTCTTCATTAGTTTCTTATTTCCGTTTGTATCCTGGATCACAATACAATTACCCATTGTGTAAGAATATAAAGATTCATCGAAAATAAGTTTCCTTTGCTCCGACAGTTTCTTTAATTCTGTCAATGGAACAGATTCAGTTTTTGCACCCTGAATTACTTTTTCAACACCAAACTCAGAATTCTCAGTAATCCATCGCGAAACAAACTCTTTAGCATTGTATGGGTCATAACCAAACGAGCGTATATCATAGTCATGCTGTAATATATGCTGATCTACTAGATCGTAGACGTCATCAATGTTTAGAATTGTTCCATTCATTACAATGAGTGTTCCTTCAGCAATGAAGTCATCATATTTAATTGACATTGCTGCTGGTAATTGTGAGTAAGTGTATTCAGAAATGAAATTCAGAGTTTTAATACCAAACGATCCATCTTGTAATGGGAAGAAGAATACAAAGGAACAAAAGTCTCCACCTTGTGAAAGATCTGCACCTAAACTGCAAACCATACCATCGTAGTTCTGTTTCTTAAACGGCTTTGTTTCTTCGTAAGTAAAGAAATAAGTAAAGCCTTCACAAGGAATACCAAACCTTTTTGCAAGAATATCATTGCGCAGAGAAGGATCTCTTTCGGCTTTTTCAACTTCTTGCTGATAGGTTTCATAGGTAACAGTCTTTCCAATGTTTGGATTGGCTTTTAACCACATCTCTGGATTGCCAACTTCCTTTACATCATCAAGTTTGTACCACCAGATTGAAGTATGGAGATCTTCTATCTCTCCCTTGAGAATCTTTGCAAGAGTAATTTTTGTTGTATCACCAATACCATTTCTTACTGTACCTTCCGATGAAGTCACAATAATCAAATAATTGTCAAGATTTTTAGACGCCCCCTGTTCCAACGCTTCTACAGGATCTTGCCTTATGTCTCCTGAAAACAACTCATCGACGGTGGATAATGTATCTCGACGACCTTGAAGTTTATCGATAGACATTGGTCGGACTTCTAGAATAGAATTGGTAAGGAAGTTCTGAATACCTTTTTTAGTTGATGCAAGCATTGGTCTATTACGTTTTGACCCAGAAGTATTATTAATAGATCCCTGAGTCATAAACGTAAATAAAGGGCCTCTTGCTCTAGTGATTGCCGTAACGAAAGGTCCTATAGTTTCATCTGCTTGTGGCATTGTAGGTGCAACAACGACTTGCTTGGTTGTTTTTGATTCAATAACAAGGAAGTAAGCTTGATTACATTCCGAGTACATTGTTTTAGCAGCACCTCGTCCAACGATAAGATACTGCTTGGTGATCAGGCGCTTTCGTACTCGTCTATTTTCATAGCATCCTTTGCCGCCACCATAACCATTAGGATTCCAAACTGGACGTTCTACAAAGTAATACCATCCATAAATTTCTTCCCCCCAAAGTTTGAAGGAATCAAGCATGTGGAAATCTGAGCCATCACTTAATACCAGTTCGTTTTCACAAAACTTAATCCATCCTTCAACAGCTTTGTCGTCATAGTAATAATCCGGGGAAGCAATGAGACGGTCTATTCGATTCATCTCTGCTTCTACTTCACGACATACAGGAATTTCTCCTCGAATTACTTTGTCTCGAAACTCCCCATAGTATTTAGGAGTTGCAGTATTTGAAAGCATTAAATGTCAACTCCTTCTAACAATGTCCATTAATCATTTCCAACTTTTGAATAATTTTTCTTTGCAATAGCGTCAAGATTTTGAAGTCTCTTTGTTGCTTCAGAGAGTTCCGTTCCAGACATTTCATTGGCATATTTTTGAATCAAGGCAGCATTACCGCTTTGAATAACTTGTCTGTTTCGTGCAGCTCTTAATTTCTGTTCGGCTGTTTTTATACCAGAATTATCTTGTCCGATTAACTTAAGATCGTTACCATCTTTGTTGAGAGAATTATAAGCTCTTGCAAAATTATTCCATACGTTTACAGATGTTGTGTAATAATTGGATATTCTATTAAGAGTATTCGCAACATTATCAATTCTATCAAATGCAGTTTTGGGAGGTTCTGAAGCATTCAATTTCTGCATTAAGTCTACCTTGTCCATAGCTTTCCGAAGTTCATCAGAAGTCATATCAAGGGCATACTTTTTTACTTCGTCTTTATTCCCAGACTTAATAGCTCTTTGCACTTTTGCTCTATGGTCTTCAGCAGTTTCTTTGTTCGATTCAGTTGGAGAAGATTCGGTTTTTTTAAATTCAACACTTACTGCAGATTTCTGTGAAGAAGCATTGTCCCCAGTTGGTAGAGCTTTTGTTTTCTTAGCATCGCTAGATTCACGCTTTTCCCCAACGCCATAACGAATACGCCCTTCAGGCGTTAAACTACCATCTTTATACTGAAAACGCCTAAAACCTTTTATTTGACCTGGGATACCCCAATGAATTAAATAATCAGACAATTCTATTCCTCCTTATAACGCTTCAAAATATCTATCTTATTTTTATTCATGTGGCACCTCTTTCGATTAATACTTATGCGATTCAATGTAGTCAATAAGCTGACTAACTCTATAACTAGAACCATTATCGTCTAGCCCAATTTCTTCAAGTTTAGTATTCCACATTTTCGCATCGGAAACCCATTGATTGTATGCTTTACGATATTCCTTTCTAGCATGTGGTCTGATATATTCATACTCGTCGTCAAAATCTCTTCCGTTCTCTCCAGTAGATCTCAAGCGATAATCATCATCTCTTAAAAGTTTATGACTATCTCTTAGCACTGAATAGTAATCGCCAAGCTGATTAGTAGCTTCATAAGCTTTAGATCTAACTTTTTCTTCCGTTGATTTGCCTCTTGCCAGCTTATCTTTTTCATTGGTAAAATTTGTATAAGCCTTATTGAAGTTTTTTCTATAACGGATCTTCCCTTCAGGCGTTAAACTACCATCTTTATACTGAAAACGTCTATTTCCCTTTTTCTGTCCTGGGATGCCCCAATGAATTAAATAATCACCCATTGATTTCTACCTCACTATTAATTCGCCATTCCATTTCAGCAAGCTGCTTATTGTATGCATCTAGAACAAAAGAAGTTGCCGGCGGATCGAAAAGAAGCTTAACTTTTAGAAAGACATAAGACTTGACCATATTCAGTGACTGCTTTGTTACGACTTCATCCCATCTATTACTCTCGTCTTCTATTGCATATCCATCTTTTGGACCAACCCCAAGTTGATGAAGAATGGAGAAAGCCGTATTAATAGCAAGAATTAATTGTTGATCGAATACTGTATATTCTGGAAGAATTCCAAGCTGTAATTTAACGGAATTTAAAATACTATCGTTCATGCTTCCTCCTTTCTACCATAGTTTTGTATCACCAGGTTTTCTCTCTGTAGGTGCAGATGGTATTAACCTGCTGCCATCTCCGTAATGAATTGCTTCATGTGTTTCATGAGAGACACAGATTAAATTGTTTAAATCAAATATTGCAGGATCTCGATTAAGAACTTGTTCAATAGTTATGGGATTAAGATGGTGAATAAGAATCTTTGTTCGAATTGGTCTATCAGTTAACCCAAGATCGCAACCATTATCTCGAATAATGACTCGCTGACGAATGCTTTGCCATTCCGGAGATTTGTATAAAGCTTGGTTCAAATATCTATGACCACCAAATGTAGCTTCACTTGGATTAGCCTTTAGTTTTAAATACTCAAATCGCTCTTCAAAGGTTGGAATGCGAATGAGTTCTTGATATGTTTTAATCATTCATCTTCTTCTCCCTTATAACTCTTGAAAGCGGCAATAGCTTCGTTGTAAGTTTTCTCCAAATTCTCAGCTGCTTCAATCGCATCGATCTTAGCTTGCTTCAATCGCATCTCAGCTTCCAAAGTCTCCTTCTCAAGTCTTTCACGAGAAGATCCAAGCTTTAAAAAATGTACAATTTCTTGTGATGATGCCGTTCCATTTCGTATTCGTTCTTCTGCTGCATCATACGCAAGAGCAATTAATTCATTCTCCCTACCCTCCATGGTAGTTGCAGTAGATTTTGGAGAAATATCTACATGCAATTGTGATGATTCAGCAGACTTTCTTTTTGTTTTCATTGTAAGTCCGCTCCTTTTTAATAACTTTTTAAGTCCTTTCGCAGAGTGATAAACAACCTAGAAGAAATAACACGTATGGAGGACATGTACATGGCCTTTGAGAAAGGAGCGGCAGAAACACCAGGGTATCTCAAGGAAGAACTTAGCTGCTTATCACCCTGAGAAAAGACTTAAAAGTGTAAAAACTTTTTAGAAAATATCCCTCCGGAGAAATATCAAGGAGGGCGGCGATGCGAAGGGGGTGTATGATTTTCGGACCCCTCCCCTAGGTCTTTGTCATTTTATTGAGCACGGCATTGACTAAAACTAGGAGAGGAATCCGTTATCATACTGAAAAAATATTAATTTTTATTAAAAAAATATTTTTAATTAAATAATTATTCAAACTTTGCTTTTCATTTTACAAGCACAACACACAATGCCTCCATACCATATGCCATGTGTATGCTTATAGCTAACATTACCAAGCAACAGTTTTACCTTTAACAGCCAAACAATAATGAGACACACCAGAACCATCAGGAAGGACTACGAATCCATTCTCACATAGATCGTTGATAGCATGGTCAATGCGACTGTCATTCTCTACATCTGTAAGATTGTCAGAGCATGCCGCCATTCTAGCCAGCTTCCCACAGGTATTGTAGCCCATCTGATAGTCATAGTTAACCCATCGATCCCATTGCGTGAAAGGATCAAATGGATTGTCTTCTGTTGTAGCCCAAATCTCTTTCATATCAGACTTTGTAATCCTTTCTCGAATAAGAACTTGTAATGAATTGTTAATAAGCTTTTCTTTTGTTTGCTCAAAGACATTTGAATAGACAAATGAACTTTTAAGTAAAAGCTTTAAGCTGCACTAACAATATTTCCAATGGAAGAAACAGAAACGCCATCAACAAGCGAAGCAATCTGTTCATAAGTGTAACCAGATTTAGCCAATGCAATAACACGACTTCTCTTAGCATCACTAATCTTAGAAGTCTTAGGTAACGCAAGAGACATTACATTGTCCATGTCTGCATTGTCTAACAAATCTTCTAGTTTAGACTTAGAAATTGCTCCTTTATTAATTGCTTCCCATTCCTTTTCTGTGAACTTAACACGATCTTTCTGTGCACCACAACGAGCACGAGCATCTTTAACAGCCTGACCTTTAATCTTTCTCTTCTCATCAGAGTCTAGATCTGTACGTCTATTAAACTCACCATTAACAATAGAGGTAGCGAGGATCTGTGCCTGTCGCTCTCTAGGTGCGTTAGCCTTAGCCTTAATGAGTTTTGCATCCAAAGACTTTACTTCTTCTGCATATTCTTTGTGCGCTTCAGGACTGTATTTCAAATCAGGTGTACGCAAAGAATCGAGACGGGCCTGATTACCAAGAGCCTTCATATGGTTAGCATAAGCGGCATAGGTCTGCTCTATTTCAGAGGGGTTCTGACTCATGAGTTCACGTGCATCTTTGACGGTGTTCATCTCGTAATCTTTCTGGGTCCGCTTCTTATACCCTACGGTCTCCCATACTTCTTTTCCACTACCGGGATCATAGTAATAATGTCCCTGGGTATCCTTCTTGATGGACCCGTCATATGTCTTCGTGACATCCTTACCGTCCTTATCCTTCATCCAAGTGGACTTGTGTGGCTTACCATTCTTGTCATACCATTGGTAACCTTCAGGTGCAGGCACTCTTACTTTCTTTCGATCTGCTTCCATGGTTTGACTAGGTGCAAGGAAGATACGCTCACCTGTAATAGGATCAATCTTTGAGCGCATAGACCTAGCATCAACTTCAACAGGATGCTTTGCTCTTGAAAGTAAGGAAGATGCACCATGCGAACCATCCGGATTTGACTGGTACTTCTGCTTTAATTCTGCAATCCCATAGTCTTCAGCAGCTGCTTTGTAGTTAAGTTCGTGTTTCTTAGCGTCAATAACAACCATAGAATATCGAACCGCTCTACTCAGCTCCATCTCATCACTGCAACCCTTAGCGTACATGTCAGTGATCAGATTGGAAACCACTCCCATTTCAATACCCTTTTCTTTATCAGATTTGAAATACTTGTATGTAGGTTTACCATTAGCATCCACCATCTTAGAGAACCGTGGATTCTTAATGCCATATTCAGCAGTAGGATCGAAGCCTTCAAGACCAGGAAGTGATGGCGCAGACTTGATAGAGACAACCTTATCAAACTCACCTTTCGAGTTCTTTCTTGTCATAGGGATAACGATTGCTGTATCGCCATCGAAGTCAGCTCCGGAAAGTTTATCAGCGGTTGACTTTGTAATACCAATAGCATCAGGAGCATTCTTCATAAATGAATTAGCTTCTTTATTGTTGTTATTCACAGTACGAATTGGTATCTCAAATG